AATTAAACGAAAGGACTACCAAAAATGTACCAAGCAACCTACTTTATCAAAACCGACCACGACGCGATAGCTTTCAACAACCCTGATGATGTCGCCGGGCTTCTAATCATGATGGCTAACACAGCCGACTTCATGCTCGAGCATAACCAAGTGATCACCATCGAGCTTAGAAAGACAACCATCGATGGGCGTACCGTTCTGGCTGCTGAAGAGCTTGACGATATACTTCGCAACAAACTTTGTGGCTACAGCGTTCACTTCACCGCAGTTGACTTCAGCACTGCAACCACCACGCTTAGCGATGCCCGATGTGCCGACTTATAGTCGGCCATCGGCCTCCCTCGATTGATTAAATTAAACGAAAGGAATCACCATGAAATTACCAAGAATAACCAAGCGTAGCGTCCTGATCGCTTCTGCCATAGTCGCCGTGACATTTTCTGGTGGAGTGGCTGTTTTTGCTTTTCACCAAGCTCCTGAGCCGTCCCACGCTGTCACGGAATCAAAGCCAAAGATTGAAGAAGTGAAAAAGGAGGAAAAGTCGGACACGTCCGACCAGACACCCTCAGAGGTGCAAACAACCGGACAGACTGACCAGTCTGCTGCTGTTCCTGCTGGCAATCGTCCAGGTGTGCATAGCGGTCGAGGTGCTGAAACGCGACGACCGGTAGCTCAGCCTCAGCCGGCTTCTCCCGCTCCTGCCCCTGCCCCTGCACCGTCGCCAGCCCCCGCTCCGCAACAAGGCGCGCACATTCCATTCACCAATAAGCCGGTAACGCCTGGCGATCCAGAATCGTATGTCGGCACTGTCGGCCAGTGTCCATTTTATGAGATGGCTGGCGAGAAAGGCTGCGTTCCGCCTGCTGGTTATACTTGCAATTCTGACTGGACTCATTGTACAATTGAAAAGTCAAATTAAACGGAGAACTGCCAATGCAAGACAAACCGGACCCAATGCAGCCGCGCAACCGCGCCGAGCGTCGCCGGCTGGCAAAAGCCTACAAAGGCTTCAAGCCAAAATCTCGCATGGTTTGGCGCACTATGAATAAGCACATGAAAGAAGCACAGCTTCGCCGCGAGGCTGAAAAACAGGAGGTCAAAAATGGCGCTTGAAACTATCGACCAAGCGCTTGCCCGGCGAGAGCAGCCGGTGCAGGAGAATGTTATTGAAATCCCGGCCGATGATGAGCCTGCAGAGGTCAACGTCCAGCCAAAATCTCGCGAGGAGTTTCTCAGTGCTATTTATCTGGCTCACTCAAACATTTTGCGGGCCAAGCTCAAACTTCGCACCGCGAAAGAAAACCGCGAGGATCTGGTGGGCGATCTCGAGGAGAAGCAAGACCTTGACGAGCTTCGTTCCCAGGTTCGCTCGGCTCGCGACAAACTGGCGATTGCCATTTCGGAAAGTCCAGCCGTTCGCTCCGCCGACGAAGAGCTGGAGGCCGCAGTCGCTGATCTCGGCCTGGCTCAAAAAGTGATGTCTGATCTGCTGGTGGTTTATTCTGCCAAGTTTAACAGCCGCACCGTCGATGTTGATGAGCGTCGCCTCATCGTCTTGACCGCTAAGCTCGGCAAAGTAGAGGTTGAGCAATTGTCTCTGTTCTGATATCATTGTTGTCGAGCGTCAAGTTCGCCCTAGGTGATGCCCACCCTTACCTAGAGCGAACCAGGCGCTTGACAGTTGCCTCGGGTAAAAGCTTTAGAATTGGTAGTTCGATCGTTTAGCCCGAAGCGTGGTCAGCGCCTGGCCTTAAAGACAGTATCCGGAAAGTCCCCGACTGCGAGCGGGGATTTTTCGTGGCAAAAAATATTAAAATATGGGGTTGACTTTTCGCCCGTGTTCGGCTACACTGGGAGTAGGTAAAATAAACGAAAGGACTACCAAGTATGACAACACCTGAAATATCAACCGCTAAGCCTGCCGTCGATCCAGAAAAAGACGCCAAGCGAGCTGTCGCGAAAAAGAACAAAGCTCTTTACGCCGACATTGTGCCGCTCGCTGCCGGCCTCTTCGACAAAAACACGCGGCTCTCAAAAGAGAAAATGCTCGCGACACTTCATCGCTCCGTTCTCGGCCTCACCAAAAACGGCGAGGCTCGGTCACTCGAGGACTTGAAGCTGTTTTTGGCAGTGGCCAATCAATACGGCCTAAACCCATTCAAAAAAGAGATCTATGCTGTTTACATGTGGGATTCGTCTCGCGGCCGCGATGAGCTAACGCCGATCGTTTCAATTCACGGCTTGCGAAAAATGGCGCGGGCTGGCGGCGTGTACACCCACACCGGCGCAGCCATCATCACGTATGATCAAGAGACAAAACTTCCAGAATCCGTCACCGTGCCTGTGTTCGGCCGCTTCCCTGGTGAGACTGCGCCTCACGAAATAACGCGATATCAGGCCTTTTATGAAGAGTTCGTCAAAACCAATAAGGAGGGCAAGCCGACCGGAAACTGGAGAACTATGCCGCGCGTCATGCTCACAAAATGTGCCGAAGCGAACGCTCTTCGCGCCGGCTTCGATATCGCTGGCATTTATGTCGAGGAGGAGCTAACTTCAAATAACGTAATCGAGGGAGAAACAGTCGATGGCGAATAGAGTTGATCACCTGAGTTATTCTGCTATCATTTCGTTCTTGCGAAATCAGGTAGAGTTTCACAAGCGTTATGTCGCTGGCATTTGGGATAACGCTAAATCGCCGGCTGCGATCGTCGGCACGGCGTTTCATAAAGCGCTCGAGGAATACTACAAGGGAGCTGATATCCAAGCGTCGGTTTCGGCTGGGCTGGAGGAGATAAACTTCACCAGCGACTACGAAATCGACTATGGCAAAACTGGCAGCCGCGAAAAAATGATCAAGGATTACACCACCTTGGTTAATAAATACTTCGAGGAAGCTCCGTCTTATCATAAAATCATCGATATCGAGGTCAAGCTTCGCGAGCCGGTCGCTGGCGTTCCGATGGTTGCCAAAATCGACATGGTTGATGAAGATGAAAACGGCAATGCTTGGCTCGACGACCATAAAACGGTTGGGGCTTATTCTCCCGAGGGAGAGGAGAATTACAAATATCTCTTACAGGGCTACATCTACCTGGTTGTGGCCGAGAAGCACTACGGCCGCGAGTTCGCTGGTGTCCGCTTCGGCGAAATTAAACGATCCATCAACCGCGACGGCTCGCCGCAGCGGCGCGAGGTCGTCTATGACCGTGAATCGCTTTTGGCGTTCGCTCCGGTCGCTCAAAAGATAATCACCAACGTGTTTGCTTATGTCAACGATGACCACTCGAAGTTCTTCCCTAATCCAAGCGATACGCTCAGCGGCGTTGAATCGATGGAACTGGTCTCAAACATGGAGGTCGGCTTTGATGCCGCTCGCGTCAAGAAGCAGGTCAAGGTTGCCGACAAGTTCGCGCCTCGCCATGTCACCGTCGATATCGACGGCTCGGACGGCACTCCCGAGGAGCTTATCCTGCGTAAGTTCACCGAGTTTGGTATCGGTGGTATCTCCGGTGATACTCACATCGGCGCTTCGGTGATTCAGTATACTTTCAAACCTAACCGCGGTATCGCCATGAGCGCCATTGCCAAGCGTGCCGACGACATTGCCATCGCGCTTCAATCGAAGTACGTGCGTATTGAAGCGCCGATTCGTGGCACTGACCTGGTTGGCATTGAAGTTCCGAACGAAGACCGCCGCGTCGTTCCGTTCGAGGACAGTAAGCACCTCAGGCCTGGTACGATGGAGATTCCACTTGGCGAGGACGTGTTCGGCGAGATTCATTATGGCGACATCACCAAAATGCCGCACCTGCTCATTGCTGGTCAAACTGGTGCTGGTAAATCTGTCATGCTCAACGTGATGCTTCACGCTTTGACAAAACAGCTAACTCCTGACGAGCTTCAGCTGGTTTTGATTGACCCGAAGCAGGTGGAGTTGTCGCTGTACGATGGCGATCCTCATTTGTGGAACGATATCGTCACTACACCGGCCGATGCCGCGGAGGTTCTCCATGGCCTGGCCGAGCAGATGGAGGATCGTTACGGCCGGCTTCGGCAGGCTGGCGTTCGCACCATCGATGATTATAAAGGCGGAAATATGCCGCGCATTCTGGTGGTTATTGACGAGTTCGCCGATCTTCTCATGACAGACACTGGCGCGGACATCAAAAACATCGACTATAAAGAGTTTGCGGCGTTTATGAACGAGGCTTTAGCTATGAGCCCAACTGGCCGCATCACTCAAAAAATGCTGCAGGTGTCGCTCAAAGGTTCTATGAAGTCGTCTGCTCCGAGCTGCGAAACGTCGATTATCCGCCTTGCCCAGAAAGCTCGCGCCGTCGGTATTCACCTGGTGCTGGCTACTCAGCGGCCGAGCGCCGATGTCGTCACCGGCCTCATCAAGGCAAATATTCCAACCAAGATAGCATTCAGCGTTACCACCGGTATGAACTCGAAGATCATTCTTGACCAAACTGGGGCCGAATCGCTAACCGGCTATGGTGATATGTTATATCAAGATCCGCGCTCGAAGAGCCTGCAGCGGCTTCAGGGCTTGTATATTTAGCAACCGGGAAAGGAGGAGAATATGGATTTACTCGGTTTACTAAACTTAATAATATCGATGATACTGCTTGGCGGTATTGCGATTGTCGGGATATTCATTCTCGCGGTCATCATTGGTTCGGTTCGCGAACTGATAAAAATCTTTAACGGCGATCTTGGCGACAAGAAAGGCAAAAAATAAGGTGGTTTGTCATGGCAGAAAACAGGCGGCTGCGCTCCGGGCGGCCAAGCTCAAAAAGCAAGACCCGGACTATTTTCGGAAGCTCGCTCAAAAGGTGCGCCGTCGGGGTCGCGATGCTGGCGGCCCGACCGGCTTTGCAACTAGCCGCGAGCTGGCAGTTGCGGCAGGCAAAAAAAGCGGCGAAACGCGCCGCCGACAAGCTGAAAGCCGCCGCGCTGGAGATGATACCGGTGGACTACATAATGCTGCCGATCAATCCGATGGAGACACTGGCTCCGCTGGGGCCGGAGCAGCTGGAGGCGAAGCTAAATGAGCATGCAGCGGCAATCAACCACATTATCGCCAATAGAGGCTGGGGCCACTATCCAGCCTCAAGATATAAAGCTCAATTACGTAATCGGCGATGATGGCAGACTGGCTTCGTTCGGCTTCACCGTCCTGGGGCAGCCTGCGGTCAAGAAAAATAACCAAAAGGTCACCTTTCGCGGCGGCCGATCGCGCAAATACAACACGGCCGCCTACAATCGATGGCTAAAGTTAGCCAACGACCAGGTGGAGCTGGCTATCAGCGTGTTTCAAATCCTCGCCTGTCGGGAATGGAAGACGATTGATTTTCCGTTTAATCTTCGCGCTCGGTTTTTCGTTCGTACTTTCGGCACTGTAGACCTGTCGGCTCTTTACGAGGGGATTCAGGACGTGATGAAAGACAAGAAGATGATTCTCGACGACAACGCCTGGCTTCTCGTCTCGCACGATGGCTCTGGTGTCGCTAAAGATGCCTATAATCCGCGGATCGAGCTTCTCCTCACCCAGGTGGAGCATGCGGAGTGGCGCGGCGAGCCAAATCCGCGTTATAATGGAGGTGCGGGTTAGGTAGCCCCCGCAAAACTCCTACGCAGCACACCGTTTCGGCGGTGTGCTTTTGGATTATCCGGAAATTCCGGATTATCTCGGAGTTTTCCACAGGTCTACCTCTGATATGGGGTAATTATCGAATAATCTTTACTAAAACTCTTGACTTTATCGCTCGTGTTTGCTAATATAAAAGTACAATCAAGTTAACGAAAGGACTACCAATGATTGGATTCAAAAGTATAAACAATTTTGAGGCCTACATCAAAAGCATTGCCTTGCGCAACGTTGAAAACGGCTTCAAGCGCTTTGCAAAGCAGCACTATGATGAGTGCGAGGTCGGCTTTGACGATTTCACCAACAGTTTTAGGCTTGTTTACAAGGGATACTTCATTCCACGTCACTTCACCAACAAGAGCGACTTCCAACGCGTCGAGGAGATGACGTTCCGTCGCATTATGTCCGAGCAGTAGCTCGATTGCCTCGCCGGCGGCATTGTAGCCGGCACAAATTGTAAAAATAACATCAAAAAAGGAACAATCAAATGAAAAACTTCACGAAACAACTTCAAAAGAATGACAAATTTATCGCAACGGCCCGCGGCGCTCGCACTATCTGGCGCGTCGGCACGATTGTCGTGCCTGCTGCTGCCTGTGGCTACCTGATGATCCGCTACAATGATATAATTGTTACTGCGCTAGCAGTTCTACTTGGCCTTTACAGCGTCAGTCAGCTGATCAAGTCGGCTTGGCTTGCGGAGGGCGACGTTGCCAAAAAGTAACTAGCGTGCTTTATGAAAAAACTCGCATTATTGATTTTAGTCGCGGTGCTGTCGGTTACGATTCACTCATTCCGACAGCCAACGCCGCCGGGAACTTCAGCCTCGGCTTCTCATTCCGCTTATAAAACGCTTGCGGACAAAATGCCGAGCGTTGACCCGTCTGATAAAAAAACAGCCGCCAAAACCGAGCAGAAAAAGGCAGAGCCGGCCGCACCCGCACCTGCACCTGCGCCCACACCGGAAACGTGCCGATCGGCCATTGCCAAGGTCTGGCCGGCTCACCTGCAAGCCGGAGCTATCACCGTTATGACACACGAAAATCGTACCGAGCTTCCGGCGGCCATCGGTGCGGTCAATTTCGACGGCTCGCGTGACTTTGGCTGCTTCCAGATAAACGACAGATGGCATCGCGGATACTTCTCGGGCGGCGACTGGCGCGATCCTGTCTGGGCGGCCACCTACGCACTGCAAATCTACCGCGAGCGCCAGGCTCGCAACGGTAACGGGTGGTCTGCCTGGTATGCCGTCCGCGGTGTTCTCTGGTAAACAAAAAACCGAGCCAGGAGTGTGTGCGAAACTGGCTCGGTCAATTTAGGAGATAGATGTTTATTTTTGCGGAGTCTTCGAGGAGGCGTTTCGACTAGCGCCCCCTCTTTTTTAATTCTAGCACAAGAAAACCGCAGCGGTGGGTCGGCTCGTCTGAGGATCAGTACGATTCCATTTCTATTTTACAGCATCGCCGAATTTTTGCAAGCCGGTTACTAGGCCGCTGGCGCTTAAACCTGCGACTAGGCCGTATGTCCAGTCGTGGTTCGTTAGCAGCGAAAGTCCGACGCCGATTACTGCCGCTCCTGCGATGATAATCACCGCCTCAAAGTCTCGCTTAAACAGTCGGCGCACTAATTCAGCAAATCCGATAACTGCTGCTGGTATTAAAATTGTGGTGATGAAGTTAGTCATCATGTCAAGTTCTCCTTAAAGTTTACATTTACTTTACATGTTGTTTGCAGATGTCAAGTAAAACGCTTTTTACTTTACATTCTTGGGAGGCTCTTCGCCTCGTGGTTCGGCCAACAATTTGCCCGTTTTTGGGTCGTGCCATCGGCTCAAGCCTGGGACGCTGTGCGCGTCCACCAGGCACTGCAGGCAGTCGTTGTACGTCGAGCCTGCTGGCATCTCTGGCGTGGCTTTGCCGATGTGCAGCGTTACGCAGCCGCAAGCTTTGCATTCGCGAAAGTACAGGCTTGACTTTGTGATCGTGATTTTCGACAAATCTGGTGTCATTATGGAAGCCTCAGAACGTCGCCTGGGTGTATCAGGTCTGGGTTTGGCAGGTTGTTGATTCGGGCTAGCGTCTGCCAATCCATGCCGTGCGCAGCCGCAATGGTGCTGAGGTTGTCGCCCCACTGAACCGTCACGGTTCGCTCGGCCGGCGCGCTTCCGCCTGGAACTCGCAATACTTGGCCTGCATAAATCACATGTGGATTTGCGATACCATTAATTGCTGCCAAGTAGTGATAGTCTACGCCATATCTTTCGGCGATTTCACTCAGCGTATCGTTTGGCTGAACTGTGTATGTCGGTTGCGGCTCTGGTGCTGGTTGTGGGTTAGCAATTTGCCCGCTGTGTCCAGCCGGTGCTGGCGCTCCGCCTGCGTACTTATCCCATGCCTCAGCGTCGCCATAAAACTCGTTACAGTCGAGGTTTCCACCCCAGCCGTCAAGTCGGCCGCTTGATGTCCACTGCCACATTGCATAGCCGTCCCAGTATTTGACGCTTGGCGGCGTGCCGGCCTGGCTCATATCATAGTTGAAGTCGACCGCCATGTCGCGGTACTTCGCCACCCAGAGGCCATAGTCAGCGCCAGCGACGCTACTCCAATCGTGGCTGTTTACCACGCTCTCTGACATATAGATGAGCGGCTTCACACCGGTTCGCTCTTGCACTCGATCAAGCCAGCGGCGCGCCCACGCTACGTCGCCAACGTTGCCGCCGTCTTCCCAGTCAAGAATGAGCATGGCGTGCTTGATGTAGCCTTGGATATTATCGACGAAAAAGTCAGCTTCAGCGATCGCGTCATTGCTGCCGTTTCTCGCAAAATGGTAAACACCGAGCTTTTTGCCAGCTGCTGCCGCCTGCTGATAATGCTCGTCGCAGTTTGGGCTGACGTAATTTGTCCCCTCTGTCGCCTTTACGATGACGAAATCTGCCGAGATTTTACCAGCGTCCAAGCCAGCCTGCCAGCTTGATATGTCAATTCCTTTCATTGACTCCCCTTTCTTATTACTTCGCTACAATCGCCAAGCGATTGCGGATAATATTTACACCAATTCATCAAGCGGTCAATCACCGGATACCACCGCCAAATGACGGCCGCTCCAGATAAAATCATCACTATCAGAATTGTCAAAAGTATGCGGGCGACCCATCGCCCGATCGAATGTTTGGTAGCCTTAACTCTCATGACCCTATGATAGCACGCTCGGGATTCTCACGCTACCGTCGATTAGCTTCATCAGGATAAACAGCATTAAACCAATCACTAATATAACGATTGCGTTTGCCGCCCAATCCTTGAATTTTAGCCGCAGCGTAGCCATCATTGACTTGGCTTCAGTCTCGGCCTTGTCTTCGAGCGCCTCGAGCCGTTCATTTATCTTATCGTGATCAGCCGAGTGCTTGTCGATGTAGTTTGTCAAAATCTCCGGCGTGACAAATTTCATACTGGCCAGTTGCTGCACTAGCGAATCGACCGATCCCTCAATTTTCGCCACGGACTTCTTCGTATATTCCATGTCTGTTGACAGAATTGCTACCTTTTTGTCAATCTCATGAAGCAGCGCTTCGCTATCTTTATTTTGCTCGTTCATCAAACTAATTTTAGCATTTTATGCCGGCCTCCTGCAATCGTCATTACAGTACTATTTATCATACTTCCATAATCGTGCAGCTTATAGAATGATATCGCGGCAGGCTCCATGTACTTGAGGGGTTTCTCGCAGATACTACTAATTGCCTAACTCCTTTTTTAACGGGGAGAATGACACTTCCAGAGACTGGGAAGTGCGTTGTTGAATTTCGGCAGATCTCTCCGACTGGGTCGCCGTCAGCATAAAGATGAAAATGAACTGTTGCGCCAGGAATATAAACCCTTCCAACGTTAAGGTCTACTTTTACTTTGCCGGTATGAGAGAAAAAATCTGGTATGGTAAATATAGTTTTTTGCTCATTTACTCCAGCTCCCAGATCAGCCTGGTCTCTCTCCTCCGAAAAAGTTGATAATTGTAAATAATTAGGAAAATCGATATTGTCTGATGTTCTTGGTGCGAAATCCTGAGAGACGAACGTCTCGCTTATAGCCAGATTTTCTAGTTTCGTTCCATTGACCATCGCCATCGTCATCGATGTTGTTGTTGAACTAGTAACAACTCCATATCTCGTCGTTTTTGGCGAGCCTTGTTTGAACTGAACACGCGTGCCGACTGGATAGCGACTTATATCTCCCTCCGGTATCGTTACCACCCCGATTCCATCACTAAAGCTGAGAAATTGCCACAATTCAGCCGTTGTTATCCATCCGTCTGGTACGACACCCGTAAACTTGCCGATTGTGATCGATCGGTTCTGCCCATCACGCACAATCGGTATGATGTCGTTCGCTCTGGTGCTTTCTACTGGCTGAAATTGACTTATTTTTTGCTGCCCTGGGTTCATTTTCTGATTCCTTTCATTTAGCTTTATTATATCACTCTGATTCGCGTTCGCGGTTGTCCATATTGCGCTTCAAGTCTTGAATTCGCTTCGATAATCTCGGCCGTAGTATGTTGAATTTCAATTCTGCGGTCTCGAGCTTCTGAGTGATGGCGACAATCTGCATTTCTGGCGCGTCCATCGTCGCACTGAAGCCCTGGTATTGCGTCAGCTCGCCAAGATGGATATCCAACGCCTCATATTTTGGCGAAGCGAACGTCGCTTCGCCTGAAAATACCGGCTTGCTACCTCGCTGAATCTCGCCCTCGACCACCAGCTTGGCGCTGGTTTCGTCCTTATAGCGACTGTCGGACAATTTCTTGAAGCCACGGCGTATCTCGGCGATACTGCGGTCGTCTCGGCCGGCCACCACGAGTGTTTTGCCGTCTGCTTTTTCGCCGCCAATGAATATCACGTCGTTCACCAGCTCCTCGATAGTCTTGACGAGTTTCGGCGTACCGATGACGTTTTTGCCGCGCTGAAGCTTTCGCTTCACGGTTGTCGGTCTCGGGTGGGCATGAACGATGTTTTCGGCATAATCGTAGTAATAGTGCCAGTCAGCCGGCATCGATTTGAACACAGCAGCGATGGCTTCGCTAATCGTAGTCACGTCATTAAATCGAATGGTCACTTTGGTGTCGGTATTCTCGATACTGGATTCTGTGTAGCGACAGCGTGCGCCTTGCTTCTGCGCGAAGTCTATCAGCTCGCGTAAGATGTCGCTTGGATCTTGCGAATAAAACGCTCGCTTGTAGTCGCCGGGGCTTTCGTAAAGCGAAAACGCCAAATCCCAGCCGAAGTCTTGCCAGAACGGATTGTCGTGATAATTGTTGTGCTGCAGTCCTTGGCCGGTAGTAAAGCGGCCGCGCCTGTCCACTAATAGCTCTACTGGATATGGGAAAATGTTTTCATATCGCGAACCACCGCGTGCCGACAGCTTTATGATGAAGCGTTTTCCGCTAGTCATTCGTACGCTCTTGTCAAAAGGTATGAATAATTTCTCGTATATGCCACCGGCGACTGGTATTACCGCAGCGCCGCTAGCTTCAACTACTCCCGTATTTATATCGCCAGAATAAGATATCAGCTGGGCGTATAATGTTGTCATATTTCCACTCAGAAAATCTTGCCTAAATCCTGGAGAACTCACTGAATAAAGCTCAACACCGGCGACGGTTCTGCTTCCGGTGGTCACTTGTATGGTCTGAATTATTTCGTTGCAATATCCCCATTGTCTCGAGCCAAATCCAAGCGTCGCCAAGCCGTATGGCTTATGTTGGTAGGCCACCTCCGCTTCAGTCTGTAGATAGATGTTGTTTAGCTCCTGCGAATGGCTGAGGACTGTCGCGGTTACCTGACTGTCGGTGTTGCCTGCCGATATCTCCCACTGGCTAATGTAGCCGCTAAACAGCGAACGGCCCTCTGGATAGCCGTCAGTCACTACGATAATCCTTGCGTCCTCGGTGATGATGGTCTTGCCGTCCTCGGTTAGCCACGGCAGATATTCGCCGTATCGCACGCTAGCGCTGATATTGATGTTGGTGTCGATGTTTGTGCCGCTTCCTAGTCCCGCTGGCGTGGTCATGCTTCCTACAATTTTATAGCCAAGCTCGGTTAGCATGTTTTCGTTTATTTCGGTCATAATTTCAGTAACCACGCTGCGTGTCGTCGCGTCGTTTTGAGCCAGCTTCATTGTCATGTGCGAATGTAGCGAGTTGACTTCTGATTGAATGGCTGGCGTGCTAGTCACAGTATCTATCTGGCCGAGGTATGTTCCATCTTTGAGGTAGGCACTGTATATGACTTCGGCCGCCTTGTTGCTTGGTTGTTTTTGCGAAAGCGTCGCCATCATCTTGATTTCGTTTGTGATATTAAATCGGTGAGTGATATCGGCCTCAACGCCTAAGCGTATGTTAGTAATCTGCATCAACTGGCTTCCGCCACCGATAGGTTTCGCGTCGCCATCAAATATGAATGATATTTTTTTTATAGCAATGTCGCTATCCAACGCAGACAAGTCGAATCCGTCAATAATCACACCATCAGTTATCCGTGTATTGCCAAGAAGTTCATCTTCAATTTTAAACCTAAACGAAAAGCCGACATTACTGTTTTTTAGCTGCTCGGGAGTTACTCCCCATTCATCTATTGTGCCAGCCAGCGTAAATTGCGGTCTAGAAAAATTGGCGATATTGTCGACATAAACGTTGCCGATTTCCCGTCCATTAATGCGCAACCTAGCCTCTTCAATATTAGCAAAATTTCCGCCTGGCAAAATCAACGACGAATGAAATTCGCCAGTCTCTGGCTCAATTTCCGTGTTCTGCCAAGTATAGAAATAGTCGCCGCCTCCAGTGATAGAGTACGACCGAGGCTTTTTTGTCTGGAGCTGTGCCATCGGCTAGGCCTCCACAATGGTTAGGTTGCCTGGCTGCACCTGCAGCGTTTCAGGTGCCATCACTTCAAGCGGCCATGGTAATGCGTCAAAGGCGATCATCTCGCCGCCAGTTTCTGCCGTAAACAATGCCCAATATCTGAAAACGCCACCTGGCACTTGAATCGATACGACGCTGTCGTTGGTGGCCGTGCCGTCCTTGTCGTCAATTTTCCAGGAGGACACCTTGCCTCTCTTGTAGTTTTCTTTCGGCTCGCTTTTGGTGTCGCCAGCGTAGCTCGGGTGTTTTTCAAGCAAGCCAGCATAAACGCCGCCGGTTCGCTTCTCGACTTCAATTCCGAGTAGGAACTTCACTGAGCGCTTTCGTTCGTTGTAGGTTTTTGGCATTGCTTCCCTCCTATTTAGATATATTTTGGATTATAAACGGCTCGCAGCTGGTGGTTTCGCGCGGCCAGGTTGTCCTGATATTCAAGCATTCCCGCCCCATATTCCCAGCATGGGAATGTGCCGCTGGCTCGCAGCTGCATGCTGTTGTGGATAATGGTCTTGGCTTCGCAGTCGACCGTTATCACGTCGCCGGCTTTCAGGTTCGCATTGAACGTCAAGTATTCGCTGCTGTCTGGATTTCCAAGCGTTATCTCAGTGCTGCTGCTGCTGCTGCTGCTGCTAATGATTATAGTAGGTTTTGCTCGATATGTCCCGATGTTTTCGACGGAGATGGCGCTTGCGGCCGTGCTTATGTTCGTGGCGGCGCTGAAATCAATCAAGCCGACCGACGACCTCGCTGCCGGCGATTCGCACTCCATCTCAAAGCTGAAGCCGGCGCGGCTAACGTCGAATGATCCGCGGCTAATGTTTAGGTTCGTGGCCACGCCGCTCCAAATTCGGTATCCCTCTGGGAAATTCGTCGCCAGCTCGATTTTTTGGCCGAACGTCAATGTTCGCTTCAACCAGTCGATTAGCCAGTCGCACTCCCGCTGGCTCGACGCTGAAACTTGCCCGGCGACAGAGATGGTTCGCCCTGCAAAGTGGCCGCTGTTCAGCAAGATTCGGCCGTCGTCTCGCGCCAGCTCGCCGCTATCGACGGTTCGTTTGGCTATGCCGAATAGGTTTGTGGATTGCACTCGGACGTTGCCGCCGTTATTGAGGTCAAATCCGTTTAATAAAAATCTGCGTCTGTCGCCGTTCATTATGTCGGTACTCCCATCGATGCCAAGTCGCCGTCGCGGTCAAGTCTCTTGAAGAACGCGTCGGCTGCTTCTGGCGTGTTTATTACAATTTGTCCATTGAACTGGTTTGTCGTGTTTCGGTTGCCGCCGGAGTTGCTGACGTTGGTGACGCCACCGCTGCCAGCGACTGTCGCTCCTCGCCCGCTGATACCGCTTCCTGCGAACGATAAGCCGCCGAGCGACATGTCACCGCTCAAACCGTCGTAAACGTCGCTAGCGATGTCTGTGGCAGTTCTAACGACAGCGTCTCGCATGCTTTCCAAACCGCCGCTCCAGCCTTGCATCATAAATTTACCCATCTGCGCCATCACGCGGCTCGGCGATTTAATACCGAAGAAGTTCTTCACTGCATCGAGCGCACCGCTACAAATCTCTTTGATCTTATTGACCACCGCGTCTTTCGCGCCCATCACACCCTTGACCAGGCCGTCGATCAGGTTCTTGCCGGCGCTGGTAAAGTTGCTGACGAAGTTCGCCACTGCGTTGTAGGCGTTTTGAACTGCGTTCTTGATCGAGGTGGCAATCTGGCCGACCGTGCCGACCACGTATCCGACTGCTGTCGCCACTGGATTGATGATGTAGTTCTTTATGGCGTTCATCAAGCCGTTTACCACGGCTGCGATGCCGCTAAAGACCGCATTGATGACGGCACTCATCACGTTGAGTATCGGCTGAATGAATGGCAATATGGCGTTCCAAACCGCCGTGATCACTCCCCAGATGGCGCTCATCACGCTGCTTATCACGCTGACAATGGCGTTGAACACTGTCGATATTACCGTCCAGATGACCTGCAGTATCGGCGCTATCACGGCAGCGATGGCGTTCCAAACCGTGGTGACAACCGACATTATGACGCTCATTGATGAGCTAATAACATTAACGATAACGTCTACGACAGTCGCGATGACGTTCATGACCATGCTGACGACTTCGCCCATGTGAGTAAAGATGTAGCCGACTGCCTCGCCAAATGGCACAAGCACATTATTCCAAATGGCCATTATTGTGCCATAAAATACTACGCCAATAATTTGCACAACGGTGCTTATTATCGTCCAGACGACTTCTGCGATTCCGCTAAATATAATCCAAATTATTTGGCCAAGTCCAACAATGGCGGTTATTATCAAATCTATGATCTGGAATACAGGGGTCAAGATGTTTAGTATCGTGCCGATGACTTTGCTTATTACGCCAACGATAGTGCTTATCACGCCAATAATAGTACGTATCACGCCAACGACTATGCCGATTCCGTTCGCCACCACGCCAACAATCACGCCAATCACTGAGCCGATGACACCTGCGGCAGTTCCAATCGCTCCTGCAATCGTGCCGACGATATTCACCACCACGCCAATCACCGAGCCGATGACGCTGGCTACGCTTCCAACAACAGAGCCAATCACTGAGCCGATTTGCCCTAGCACCGCTCCTATCTGGCTGACGATTCCGTTGACGAAGTTTCGGAATCCCTCGTTCGTGGCGTAAAGCCAAGCGACAAAGCCAACCACTGCGGTGATAACGATAGCTATCCATCCGATGATCGGTATCGAGCTGATTGCCGCTCCAAGTCCGGCCACTCCGCTGCTTAGGCCTGAAAATACCACCTTGCCGACCGTCCCCAGCACGCCAAGCGCGCCGGTTATTCCTTTGACGGCAGTCTTTGCAGCTGCGCCGACAAACGTCCATGCCGTCGCTCCCTCTTTCGTGACTTTCGTGACATCTTTCCAGCCTTTGCTGATATCGCTCACTGCCACCGCAGTCTTAAAGCCGAGAGCGGCCGCTTTGGCGGCGACATACATGCCAATTAGAACTTTGAGCGCTGGGACTGCGTTTTGCAGAATGAATGTCACCACCTTGACGATCTCCTCGCGATGCTCTTTGATAAATTTCGTGGTCTCGGTGACGCGGTTGCTCATCTGGTCAAACAATCCGCCGGCTTCAATCACCATGCCTTTGATCGGGTCAATCTTGATTCCCAGGATTTCCAGGCCGACGCTTCGTATCGTACCGCTCAGGCTTATCATGCGGTTTTGGAATGTGTCGGTCATCTGGCCGATGTCAAGGCTGGCTGCGTAGTTCTCCATCGCCTTGACGAACTCTTCAGCCTTAACTTTTCCGCCGTTTATCTTCTCGCTGGCCTCCTGCATCGATATGCCAAAATGCCGAGCGAGGATTGTCGTTAGTGGAATGTTGTTGTTGATCAGCTGGAGCGCGTCCTGGCCGAACAACGCTCCGCGGCTGGTCACCTGGCCGAATACTAGCGCTAGGGCTTGCAGGTCTGCGCCGTTGACGATTGACATGCGAGACAGCGTATCCATGTCTTTGACGACGGTTTGCGTGGTTCGGCCGTATCCTAGCAGCGTTTTGGCTGCCTTGGAAGCGTCTGGGAATGCGATCGGCTTGCCGAGCGTATAATTGTACAGCTGGCCGAATACTTTATTCGCTTCGCCGACGCTGCCAGTCAAAACGCCAATCTGGCGCTGGGTCATCTGCAGGCTGCTGGCAAGGTCGACAAAATATTTGCCACCAAAAGCACCGCCGGCTGTGAATGCGGCGGCGGTCTTGATCAGCTTCATAATCCCCGAAGCCATGCCGTCCAGGGCGCTTGCTGCTTTGGAGGCAAATGATGAGGTCGAGCCGGCAGCGGACGACATGCTCGACTTCATCGAGCTGCTCAACTTCTCGACATCGCGCTGAATCTGGCTGAGCGTCTTACTCGCACGGTTCTGCGCTTCAATCACAAGTCTGAGCTGGCTGTCGTCCATTGCTACCCCTTAATATTTAGATTTTCGTCTCATCTCCGCCTCCTGGCGTTCAGCTTCGTAGCCCTCCTCATTTAGCTTTATCTCGATGGCTTGAATCAACCAGTGAGGTTGGCTTACGTAGTCCTGAAATGTCCAGCCCATAGTCTGGCAGATGGTAGCAATTTGGATCTCCTGCGGTATTTTCGCGTGCTTGACGCCGGCTATTGCTTTGGCGTAGGCTGCGCTGATTTTGGCTCGTCTTTTGGGTTCATGACTTCTCCTGTGATCTCCTCGATCTTTTCCTGGATAAAGTCAAAGTCCTCACGCGGCAGCTTCAGCAAGCTCTTGATTTTAGCGTCATCATCGCCGGCGAAGTCGTCGCCGTCAACCGACACCACCAAAAACTTTATAGCATTGTTTTTGATCTCGCTGATGGCGGTTGCTGGCAGTTTATCAAATCGCATGGTCTCTTTGATGTCGTCCTCGCTCATCGATTCGCCCTGGACAGCTCCGTTGAGGTCAAAGTTTGCATAAGCCAAGAACACCGCCTCATTCATCTGCGACAGCTCTGCTGTGGCGTATGGCAGCAGCTCGACGTCGCAGCCAAGCACTGGCGTCGTAATTTTGATATTTTCTTTGCTAATTCGTGGCATCTCCTACTCCTTTGCTCGAATTAATATTTAGTAACCATGTTTATCAGCGTTGCGGTGATAGCTGCAGCGTCCTCGAGGCTGTAGTTTGCCTGGAACTTCGCGCTTCGCGTCTCGACTGCATTATTATCACGGCTTCGGCTGTCTTCGGTAATTGCTACGGTTGGAAAATCAAACTGTAACGTTGGGTGCTGGCCAGTGCCGATGTTTACCGCTTTGTTCTCGGCGATAAACTGAATGGCTTGCGGTTTGCCGCTCAGGCATACCTGTCGCACGTCCTCTTGTGCTGGGTAGTAATCAAACGACCCGGTCACGTTCAGCTGCTGGTTCTGAATGTCGTCTGGCGTGTCAGTGCCGAATACGTACTGCACGTCTAGGTTCTTTGAAATCTCAAGAGAGAATGACTTGATTTTTCGTGCTGGCGAAGCAGCAAGCCCTGCTGCGTTATCGGCCATCTTAACCGCCAGGTTGCGCGCCAAGAATTCATTGCCGCGAGTGTATGCTGGCGGCGTTGCAGGTGTCCAAGCTTTTGAGCGGCGCGATTTGAAGTCGATACTTCTCATCAGGTAGTCGTCAATTGCTGCGGTGATTGTGAATGATTCAACCATTCCCAGCTCGTACGAATACTTCTGCTCAATCTCTTTGATAAAAATCGAGAGTGAATCGTGGCTGTTGTTGTTTGCCATTTTGAACACGTGCTGCTTCGCCCCGGTCTTGTCGGTCGTGGTTGGCGCTTGGCCGAACACGGCTCGCAGTTCCGCGCCGATGATATGGTCGAATACTTTACCCTCGTACCCGCCCTCGGCAGTCACATTGATAACGTCGCTGGCGTTGTGTTCTGAAATGTTGCCGTAGGCACTATCGTTGTGAACATACGTCGGCTTGTCGTCAATGCTCAGCGTTTTGGTTGGCACTGCAAATGTCGGCGTGCCGAGCGTACCTCGGGTAGTCTCATTGCCGATAAATATGGTGGTCAGTCGGCCGATAACTTTAGCCATTGTTTACCTCCTTGGCGAGCTTCTCTTTCGCCAACTTTACAGCCTCCTCTTGCGAGGTGGCTTGAACTGATATTTCGTGACCCTCAAAATCAGGGAAGTAGTACGCTTCCTTGACACCAGAATCCGCCGGCTCAGGTGCAACTTCCGGCGCTGGTTTGGTTGGTTTGTTATTTAGTTCTGCCATCGAGTTCTCCTCTGCTTTTAATTGTAGCACGGCAAAAGCTTTTTGGCAGCTAGTACTTCTCTTGGATTTTCGGAGCGTAAATGTAGGCAGTCGTGTGGATTGCCGCTTCAACGCTGAAAATGCCAGGCCCGCGCCGCTCCACGCCGATACCGAAGTCGACGCTGAGCGGCTGGTCTTCAATGCCGAGCATGACGCTCACCGATTCGCCGTCTGGCGTAGTTGCGTATGCCAGCTGTACCCTCTCGCGGAGCAGCCGCATGATACTGTCGTCGGTATAGATGAAGTTGTCGTTTTTGCCAGAGACAATCTCGTAAAGCTCTGTTGTGCCGGCCTCAACGTCAAAGTCGCGGCCTTGGTTGGCGTTGATGTCGGTGATGACGCTGATGGTGATTGCCATTTTGGTTACGTCGTCGCCGGTCGAATCAGTCTCAAGCGTCATGCCATCGATGGCCACGCTAACCGCTGGTAGCATGCTCTTGCTGATCAGTAGCGTGTCGCCGTAATACCACGTACGGATATCTGGGTGTGCTTTCGGCTTTAAGTAGTTAATGATGGCCGCGATCACTGGGTCGCGGTACTGCGCTCGGTTTAATGGCATTAGCCCCTCCTCGATTCTCGCACCTCGTCAACCAGCCACTCGTGAAAGAACTTCATGATTCGCCGTTTGTCTTGCGCGATTATTTTTAACATAACACGTCGCGGCAGCTTCCTGCGCGGTCGGTTGCTCTGATGGTATTTGAAGTATGGCGTTGGATTCCAAATCTCCATGCGGCTCACTTTGACGCTGGAGCGGAAGTCCCCGCGCATTCTCCCGGTTCGCTGCAAAATCGGCCAGGAGTATATCTGCGTCCTCGGCTGCCAACCTCCCATCAACGCGCCGCTCATACCGAAGTTCGCGTCGGTGGTCTTTAGCAGTTGCTTGCGCGACTTATCGAGCGGCTTGTGAAAGTTCTGGAGGTTGGTTTCCAATCCCATAAATTGCCGGGCTATCTGCGTGTCTCCCTCGACGTGGCCGGAGATATAAATCGCCATGACTACCGCCTCTTATTGAAGAATTCAGCTTCAGGGCCAAGCGGCGCTCGGCTTCCCTTGATTCGGCCGACCAGGTCGCCATCGCTGGCAAACGCTCCCGAGGTGGCCGCCGCAATGTTCGGGTCGGTCGGGTCTAGACTGGCCGCGTCCTCGACCCACTCATCGATCATGTCCTTGGCGGTTTTCAGCTTCATGTAGCCGTCTTTGCTCGAACCGTCAACGTCGACGTTCGTTCCCCAGTCGCTGATTTGCAGCAAAGCGGCCGCATAAAGTCTGACCGCGTCTTCCCATACATCTGGAAAGTTTGCCATGTCCAGCGTCGCCCAGTTGTAAACTCGGGAAACTTTCCGCTTCAGCCAGTTCTCCGCCGACTTCCTGCGTCGTTCGATTTCTGCCTGCTCGATGGCCGAGAATTCGTAGGCTAGGATAACTCTGGCGTTTGGCTTCGGTGCTTTAACCAGGACGACAGCACCAGTGGCAGCGTCCACCGATTCAACCGCTACCGCGTCATCGTCAACGTAGGCGGTGACATCTGCCTTGGTGACCTCATCATCGCCGTCGCGGTCAACGATCGGTGCTTGCGATGCATAAAACACTCGGTTCGCGCCATCAACTTCACCGATGACATGCTTGTCGGTGGTCTGCCGCAACAGTCCAGCTTCTCGCCGGATATCGTGCAGGGAGGTGAAGTTCTTGGCGCTCATGAAAGTTCTACGCCTCCGGTGCTGCTTCGGCAGCTTCCTTTTGCGCCTTGATGGCTGCAACGATAGCGTCAGCCATCACCTGCTTTGTGACAGCGGTTTCGTTGTCGTAGTCCAGCTCGATTCCAAGTTCTTTGGCTTGTGCCACGACAACTTCGCGCGGTTGCTTTTTAATACTTGACGGAGTTGGTATCTCAGCATCAGCAGTCTCAGCCTCTTCGGCTTCTGCTTCGCCCTCGTCTGAAGCGGTTTCAACCTCGCCCTCGACAACTTCTGGCTCAGTAGTCGTCTCGGTAGCTTCCGTCGCTTCTGAAGCGGTTTCGTCAAGGACAGTAACCTCGATGAACGCGTCGTCGAGCAAAGCTTCCAATTGCTCGTCGTCAACGTCAAACTCTTGTGGTTTGCCTGGCTGGATAACCAAGCCGGCGCGCCGCCGAGACAAGCCGTTGGTGATTATCTCGTTGGATAGCCGTAGTGATACTTTTGGCATTTCGATCCCTTTCTTATGAAGTTAGTTCATACTTAAATTGTAACACAAAAAATCGCCCCCAGCGGAGGCGATTTCTCTGCGTGTCGGCGGTTAGCCTTTACACTTGATAGCTCGATGCCACAAGCCGTAGCCGAATGCGCCGCGCCAGTAAGTACCGAAGTAGTACTTTTTGTTCCACCAGCCCTTTTCGCTGTTCTCGCCGAGGAAGCTCAGTGGCTCGTACTCGCGTTCCTGGATAACGAATGGCTTGATTTCGCCGGCGACGTTAATCAAGTACCAGTCTTTTTCAGCTGTCAGCTCGCTGGAGACTTTGACCTTGGCTGCGTTGTAGTTCGGGTTCTTTACCGGAACGCCACCAACGACGATATTTTCTGGCTCAACGATCGCCTTTGCGGCAGCTTCTAGCTGTACAGGAACGACCAAGCGCAAGTCGAGTTTCTTGTTGACGGCTTTGCCCTTGTCGCCCTTGAAGCTCAGCATTGCCAAGCGAACCTTAGCAAAGTTCTCGGCTGTCAGCGGCGTGCTGGTAAAGTAGTTTGACTGAACGGCGGAAGTCTCTTCGTTGATCGGGTGATCGGTATCGAAGAAGTTCTGGCCGTCGTAGCATGGCGCGTTCTCACCGTTTGGCATCAGCTCGCCATAGATTTGCTCGTCCGGAAACTCTTTGACTAACTGGCCGATTGAGCGCGCAGTCGTCAGATATTTGCCGGTCTTGTCGTCCTTGATATCTGAGTGCTTGACTTCGACTGAATCTTCAAACTCGCGGTTCGGCAGCGCGTATTTGTAGGCCTTGAGTTTCTGCGGCACGCGCTCGCCTAACATTTCGCGCAAACCGTGCATCTGACCAAGCCAGCCGTAGTCTTCAGAAGCGCCCTTTGAAGTAACTTTCATGGCGAGCTCTTCAGATGTCGATTCGGTCGCTTCGTAAGCCTCGAAGAAGTTGGTCAGGATTGATTGTTCTAATACTGGTTCCATGTCTTTTTCAATCCTTTATTAAACCGTTTTTAGAGCGATGCGGATTTTGCTTGAGCTCAGCACCTCGACGATGCGGCCGCACTCTTTGCCGGCGTCGGCTGGCAAAGTAACTTTATCCACGGTTTGGTTATCTTTAACTTTTACGTAAGCAGCGATGTCGCTCTGCTTTGCAGAGAACGCTGCGTTCACGGTGATCACACCGTATGTCCAGAACTGGACGTGGTCGGCAGTTTTGCCAAGCCCTGCGCCTGCTGGACTTGCAGCAACGCCGACAACTTTATCAGCTGTAGATTCAGCTGCGTTGGTTGCCAAGCCCTGCGCGTTCACGCCGACTAGCGCGCCCTCTGGAATGCTCACGCCCGGCGCAAGCTTCAGATGGCCGATGTTGTTCTCTTGACGAGCAACATCTTTAAATGAAGTGATTGCAGTCATTTCAAATCCTTTTATTCGTTACTTTTTACTCGAGCCATCGCCTCGGCATATGCTGGCGACTTCGCTGCCAATTCATCGATCTGTTTCGTGGTGATGCCGTTGGCTTTTAATCCTTCGACTTCCTCTTGTGACAGATTCTTGCTTATCGCTGCGTCGTCTTTGTCAGCGGCTTCGCCGTTCGTCGAGCCCGTCTGATTAAATTGTACACGCTTACCGCCTGCTTTTACAAGCTCCTCTAGCAATTCTGTTGTAGATAATTCAACTTTTTTGCCGTCGCGGCTAAATTCAACACGGCCGCCGGCTTTGCTCAGGTTCTGGTGCAGCTGCATAAACGCGTCTTTTTGTGCTGGGACAATCATGCCAGCGGACAGCATTGTCTGATAGGCGGTCTCAGCTTTGGCCTGGTTTCGCTCGGCGCGTAGCCGTGATAGCTCCTCGCGCTCGCTCCGGCTCAGGTTCTCTTTGTCGTCGCCCTCGCCCTCGCCTTTCTTGTCGGCTTCATTCTCGTCGGCTTCGCCATCACCCTCACCCTCGTCAGCTTTGTCTTCGCCGTCTTTGTCTTCGTCGGCTTCGCCATCGCGAGACAGGTTCTCTTTGTCGTCGCCCTCGCCCTCTTTTTCGTTCGGGTCTTTTGCGTCGGCAATCTGCTTTTTCACAGCCTCTTCCTGGTCGGCTGGAACTTCTACGGTTTCGCCAGCTTTGACGGTTTTGCTGACATCTTCGCCGTCATCATTTTTAACGGTTACGACCACATCAAAGTCGCGGTCATTGGTTACTTCGACAACCTCTGGCTGTTCGCCCTCGGTGTCTTTGTTGAAATGTTTGCGCATTTTTGCAAGCTCCTCTACTTTATTTTTACTAAACATCACGACCGCATTCGTCCGGCGGTTGAAGTTATTGAGGTAGGCCTCGGCTTCCTCAAGTGCTGCCTCTGCCTCGTCTCGCTTCAACTGCTCGGGTGCTTCTTCAAATGCGTTCATGCCAGTGATAAATGGGTCATTGACCAGAGCGACATGCTCTAGCACGATTCCGCGGTCGTCGCCGGTTCGAGTGTCGATGTAGTGCCAGTTGAAGCACATCGATACATCGAACACCAAGTCCTGCTCCAGTCGGTACAAAGCCTCGTAGTCGCGGATTTCTAGCGTGGCGTACACGCCGTCGCCCGGCACAATCTCCAGGGCCACCACCTCGCCGGCGTTATCTTTCGTGCCGCTCCAATGGTCAAACGGAATGCTCACTCGTGGCAGCGTCGGAATCTTGCCGCTCTGCTTGGCCTCAAAGTTAGCCAGCATTTCCTCAGCCCACGCCTCGTCCAGCAATTCGCACTCCTCGCCATCAAGCGGAGAATACAGCTGGCCAAACGCCGCTATCTGCTTGCGGAAGCGGCGGCCTTTCCAGTCGCCCTCTTCACCCTTGTCCTTGGCAGATAGTGTGCTGCTGGAGAGCATCACTACCGTTCGTGTGTTGTTGTGTTGATTAATCTTTGTCATGACATTTTTTCCTCTGTTTTAACAATAGCATATTTTAATCACTTTTAGGTAGATGGCTGCAGCAGCTGGCTTCCTGCTAATCCGCCAGCGACGGTCGGCATTCCGGTTATCTCTGGCTTCTCTTCTTCCTCGGCAAGCACCGCGATCCATATGCAGCGGCATCTGAAATGTATCGGCGTTTGCCACGGCGTGGTGGCGTATTCCTCTGGCGTTGCTACTTTTTCGTCCAACTCGCGGCAGGTCTGGCAGGTTTTCTTGTCGAGTATTGCCGAGTAGACGTATCGGTCGATGTCCTCGTCGTATTTCTTAAACGTCTTGGTTCGGCCGGTGTTGATTGATTCGGCCACTGCCACGGTATTGCCTGGCTTGGTGTGGGCGGCCAAGTAGGCCAGCAGTGCTATCGCTAGGTCGTCCAGCACGTCGTCAATAGCTCCCTCGCTGAAATGCCGGCGCGCCATCTCGCTCGAACCCTGGCCGCCAATCAGTGCGGCTATCTCAGCCTCGACATCACCGAATTGCAGGTCGACGAATTCTTGCGCTCGGTCGGCTATTCGCTGCTTGTCGGCCTTGTCCGTCGCCGGCGCTAATTTGCCGAGTTCGTTGGCTGCTGCGGTTTTGCCATAATTGAAGCCGTCCGTCATTGCTGTCTGAAGCGTTTTGAAGTAGCGTTGTCGCAATTCTTGGCTAACCTTATAGCTCAGTTCCTTGCCCTGCTTTTCAAGCTCTTTGAGCGCCGTCGTGGCCTCGTCTTTGACCGCCTCGAATATCGATTCAGTCTCTGCGTCGAGCGTGTCCTCGAGCGTGTCCATTTTCTTGTCGAGGGCGGACAGGTTTACGTTTTTCTCAGCGTCGTTCAGTTCGCGCCGCCATGTCGGTTCGGCGCTGCTCGATAAAAAACGGGAGGATTCCTCTGATCGTGACTTCTGCTCGAGCTTGGCTTCTGCTTGTGCCTTTTCAATCTCGCCTAGGTCAATGCCCATCTGCAAAGCCATGCGCTCCACAATCGCTTGCACCAGCTCGTCGGATAGGGCTTCTGGCCGCTGCGATAGGATTTGCGTGAATGCGTCGGACAACATGCCGACGGTGCTGTCGGCCAGCTTGGCAAACTTAAACCGTGGATAGCTTGGCTTGGCAAAGTTCAGCTCCGTCAAGTCTGGGATCAGGTAGGCGTTGATGTGATACTCGACATTTTTCATAATCCCCTCAAGCACTAGATTGAGCAGGTCGGTCTGGTCTTTGCTCAATGCCCAGCTCCCGCCTGAATTGTCGCCGAGCATGATTGCCTGGGCCAGCACGCTCCTGGTCATCTCTCGGTTGTGGTGGTCAATCAGCGGCATGATATCTACTCGCTGATTCGTCTTTGCGTCGACCATCTGATAGCCAAACGGCATAACTACGGCACTGTTCATCTCGACTGTATCCGACAACCTCTCGGCGACATCGCTCATCTGCTCAGAGGTTGCTCGCTCGGCGGCGACTGCAACGCGTGGCGGTATCGATCCGGATTGTGCCTGGAGGCGGCCGAAGTAGTACAGCTTGTGCTTCTCTTCGCAGTGGTAGGCGGCCGCAGTAAACAAGCTCTCGCCTTTGAGCCAGTTGCGTTCCTTGCTGTTCGTAAACAGGAATGATTTCTCTACTGGTATGTGGACTGGCTCTTCGCCAGGATTTATCCGCTGGTCAGCTCCGTCGAAGCCGCCCTTGTCGTCTGTTCTGATGGTGATCGTGTTTGCGTCATAGCCGGCAATCTTGCGGTAGACGATTTTGCCGTCGGCGTTTAACGTGTAGACCTTTTCGAAGTATCGATAGCCCTCGCTCAAGGCTCGCAACATCTCAGCCAATACCAAGTGGAATGGCGTTGACATGCCGCCGCGCTCTGGCGGCAACTCGAAAGAATTTCTTACCAGTTCGGCCTGCTCGCCGGTCGGGTCGAATTCTTCGTCAGCTTCAATCGCCCACTCGCTCGCCAAAATCGGCAGCGTCAGCAGGTTGTTGATTGCCAGGAATGTGCCGTCAATGCTGCGTAGCTTCTCAAAGTCGGCCGCCTTAAGCTTGCGGTTATCCACCGCGTACTTCTCGTACAGCTTCTGCATCTTGGTCACTGCCGAGCCGGTCTGCTGGTCGAGCTTCGGCGGTGTTCTCTTGGTGTCTTTGTCTTTGGCAAATGTTAGGCTGATATTCATTGAGCGCGCTTCCTACTTTGTTATAGCTTTATAAAATCATTGTACACCATAGCCATTATTTTTGTCGCCTCCTCGCCACGGCGATTCGCTGAACTTCAGCCTGCTGCACAAAGTTGGCGAACGCGTACATCAAGCTGTCGGCTCTGTCTGGCGAGCGGTGCAGGCGTTTCTTCAGCTGCTCTTTGGTTTCCACGGCGATTCCTTGCCGCGTAATGTCGTAGCGGATTGCTGATAGTTCGGCGGCCAGCTCGGTAAATTCTGGCGGTATGTAAATCTTGCCGCTCTTGAAGCGCTCGGCCAGGTTCCACCACAGCTGCGACCGCAGGTTCACGAATGTTAGCCCGGTATCGTCTTTGCGCGCTGATGAGTTGTTGAGTATGCCGACCACGCCGTCGATCTTGTCGTGGGTCAGTTTGTCGACCACACCGCCACCGAGGCCGTCCTCATCAATACCGATAAACTCTGGCGCTGGATAAATCATCTTGACACGTCCTGCTGTCTGCTCGGTGTCTTCTTTCGAGTATGCGTGCTGGTTGGTGACGATGCTGCCCTTGCGCCTGGTGATGACAGTCTTGTCGTCGCCGAAGCGAGCCACGTCCACGCCGACGCTCAGCGGCTCGTCTTTGCTCTGCGCGGCCAGAAGCTCTGCCAGTCGCTCTGGTGTCATTGCCGCCTCGATAAATTCAAGCGGTATGAGCGTGTTGACTTCGGCGGTTGGGAACTGGCCAAGCACGCGGCTCTGGAACATCGGAGTGTCCACTCCCCAGCGCGTTATCTTGTCGGCTGCCCATTGCGGCGTGATCAGGTATGGTGCGACAATCTCCAGCGCCTCCTCGTCAAGATTTTTCAAGTCCTCGATGGTCTCGATCCCGTTGTTCGTAAAGTTCGGCGTATCGAAGCAGCTGATTCGTATCTTGCAGCTTTTCGGATCGATGTGATGGCTGTTGTAAAATGTGCCGCTGAGCTTGGTGGGGTTTCCAATGAACAAAGCGTGCGCTCCGAGTGACGTCATGATAGCTTCTACAGCGACGAACGTTTCCTCGGATACACCGGCCGCCTCGTCTACGATTACCAGGATATTGCCGCTGGCCGGGTGGAATCCCTGGATCTTGTCGGTGTCGTCGGAGCTAACGCCAATCGCAAACCATTCGTCTGAATATTCCAGCATGGTTTTCAGCAGGCGGCCGCTTCTCGCCATGGCCGACTTTTTGTGGACGGCGCGGATCTGTCGCCAGAGCAACTCCTCGACCTGTCGGAACGTCGGCGCGGTGGTCACCACGTAGCTATTCTTGTAGGTGTTCAGGAACTGGTGAGCGGCTCGGGCGGCGAGGTGTGTCTTGCCAATGCCATGGCAGCTGGCGACGGTTACGATACGATTCTTGGCAATCGCTCGCAGCACCTCCTGCTGCTTATCCCACAGGTTGTCGCCGATGACGTTCTCTACGTAAAAGTTCGGGTCTCGGCGGCTGGCTTCCATGACGGCGGCGATGGCACGCGCTTCATCAAGATTCGCCGGCCTTTTCATCTGCTTCCTTGAGCAACTGCTCAGCTCGCTCGGCGGCTTCTACTAGGTTCAGGGTATCGCGTTCTTGATCGTCGGTCGGTTCGCTGGTCTTGTTGATAACGGTAGGCAGGCCAAGCGTTTTTCGTTCGCCGTCAATGGCGGCCTGGAGGGCGTAAATCGATTTAGCCACGTCGCCAGTCTTTTTCTGATCATTCGCTCGCTTCATAGCATTCATGGCTGCCGTCTGTGCATTCCGCCACATGCCCAGATGAGCGGTGTTTCGCTCGGATATCATTTTGGCGTGTTCGTCCATTGTCTTCTCGAGAGCCCTGTCCATACAGACCTTGCGCTTCTCCGTCCATTCATGTTTCGCGGCGTAAATTGAAACTGTCCTATTACTTATCCCATATTTTTTGGCTATGCCAAGTATGGTCATCTTTGAGTTGGTCACGTATTCATGCTCGGCTTGAACCACGTCCCACTTATACGTAGGCACTGCTGTCTTTTTACGTTTTGTTTTCGTCGTACTGCTTGTCTTAGTCATTGATAGTTCCTCCTAGCCTTTTCTGTCTTAATAATACCAAATTTGTTTAATCAATGCTCTACTACCTCTTACGTGTGGCTACGTAGCTTCTGGTGCGATTGTTTACGTTTACTACTTGTGAGTTTTCCACAGGCTACTCGTACTTTATGCGTATTTTATCCGTTTTTATTTGGAATAATGGTTGACTTTATCGCTCGTGTTTGCTATACTTAAAGTACAATCAATTAAACGAAAGGACTACCAAAATGACAACCTTGCAAAGCTACGACACACCACAGCTGCTACACATTCTCAATTCCAGGAGCGGCGGCATGGAGCTGGTCGGCACTGAATTCAAAAACATCGACGAGCTGGTTGACGCCACTCACAAAGAACTTGATCGCCGATTCGCTGAGCGTGGCGAGTTCGTCCGCCTGTCAAACAAAACTAAAAGCATGTGCGGTCCTGCCTACATCTGCGCGAAGATTATCGACGGCATCACCATCAGCACCTACTACGAGCATGACGCAGCCAAAGCCAAAAGCTACCGCCGCGTAAAGTAGCACCTGGCAAGATAGTAGCCGGCGGGGATTATCCGCCGGCTTTTGCTTTTGCTCGCTACTTCCGATTTCGCAGTAGCACTGTCTCCCTCAGCGTTTTGGTTATTTCGTTGAGCAATTGCAGCCACAGTTTAGCGTCGCGCGCCTTGATTGCTCTTTGCAGCTCGTAGTATGGATCGCTTGGATCGAGCGTCGAGTTTAGCCAATCCTCGAACATGTCGCCATTAAAGTATCCGTCTTTGGTCGACCACGGGAATACTGGCTTAGCGTTCTCCGGCTCGGCCTGCTTGGCTTTCTTGCGGCGAGTGCCGCGCTTTGATCTGTTGTAGTCGCCGCGATCAGCTTTATGAAACACACACAGCTTGTCGTCAAACCTCACGCAGAGCCTGCCGCATTTTTCGCATGATGGCCACATGGTTAGATCTCCGTTCGTTCGGCCATCTCAATGGCCAGCCTTAATACCGCGTCCAGTGCAGTTTCTGCAACGCCATTGATGCCGCCGAGCGGATAGCCTGCGCCGTCGTCATAAAATGCTATCCAGCCATTTCTGAATGCTCCCTGTTTGGTAGAGAGTGTCAGCATGCCATATTCGAAGCCGAGAGCGGCGCGTTTTGGCAGTTTCTCTAGCAGATAGTCGACCGTAAATCTCGGCGCTTCATCAAACCGATAGACAAATTTAGGATCTTTGACAACTTCTGGATTGTCACCCTTGCGCCGGATAAATAGTCTATCCTCCGGTATCCAATCCGGCTTCAGCTCGTGCAACTTCTTGCAGAGTTTAAATGTTTGTAGCGTGACCATTTTTGTTAGTCCTCCTCTCCTCCGTTTAGAGCTTTGCGAACCTGGACGCCGTCCATGCCGGCCGCCATCATAACGGCTCGGGCGTGATCGCGCTCCAGCTTCTCTCGCTCTTTTTTAGTCAGCTCTCGGTCGTCATTTGCGGTCATTTCCTCTCGCAAAAAGTCAGGCATGCGCAACTGCTGCTTGATGACGAATGCTGTGCTGAGGCTGTTTAATATTTGGCGGCGTTCTTTGCGAAACGCTAGCAGATAAATGTTAGCCGCATGCTCGGTCTCGATGAATGTCGCCTTGTTGCACTCAAATGCAAAGCCTGTTGGTTTATTGTTGTAGTACAATACATTGAGCGTTTTATGGTCTTCGTCCATTCCAAAATTCACGATGACGCGAGCGATAATTCTCACTTCGTCTTTGGTCAGCCGGCCAAGTATGAGCTTGCGTTCGGTAATCTCGTCGTTCGTGCCGGCCAGCACCTGATCAAAGTCCAGGTGTTTCTTTTCGCAAATCTGCCGCAGGATTCTGCGGGCGTTTTCTTTTTCCCCGCCAACGCCCGAGCGGGCGAGCGCAACTATTCGCAGGCTGCGCTCGTCAAGCTTCGGTTCTTCATTCATCATCACTCTCGTCCTCGCAAGTGTCATCTTTTCCTTTATCAATTCCCCACCAACCGACACGGTATCCTGATATCGAGCCTTGGCGGAAGCCTAATGTGCCGTTATCGTTTTCATTGTCAATCTCTGGCAGTGGCGCTTCCGGGTCATCGATCACGCCTAAGCACAGCAGGTACTCTCTGCGGTATTTTCGGCCGGCGCGAATCGCAGGGCCTGGTTCGCCGTAGTAGGCGATTGCTCCTGGGTTCACTGGGCCAGCCAGCGCCGGTACAAGTCTGCGGCTCTTCAGGTTGTACACCAGATACCATTTTGGCTGGGCTAGTTGATCCCACTTCGGCTTGAAGCCGGTCTGGAGAGCGGCGCGCTGGATTCTGACTTTGGCAAACTCTTTTTTACGAGCGAGGTTAGCCTCGTCGTAGGTCTTGAAAATCAGACCTAAATCGCGAAGCTCATTGTCGGCGATGCTGTCTGACCATATCACTTCTGTCGGCGTCATCTGGCCGTCAAGCCGCCAGCAGGTACTACCTTTAGCGGGTTTATACAGAACGCCGCCTAATGCTTCCTCGATCTCCTCGAACCAGTAGCCGAAGTTTACGACTTCGTCTGTGTCAAAAAAGTATTCTTCGTTACCGCTTTCATAAATCTTAAACATGCCGACACAGCCCTCCTCGACATTGAATATGTCACCGGCTTTGGCGTTTGGCAGGTCGTGCTTCAATCTGTATTGTGTCATTTCGCCTCCTTGATTTTGTGTTCTGAATCTATTATCGATGCAAGCGTTGGCGCGTACTCTGCGTCGATATTCTCCCACGCTGGCCGCGGCAAACTCCAACGGCCAAAATGTCCAAACATCGCCAAGCTTTCGCAGCTCGGGTTGCTGCGTCCGCCCAGATCCAGGTGTTTGATCATTCCTGCCGGCGACAGGTCGTAGCCGTAGATAACGTCGATATCTTCGCGCAGTAAGTCTCGCACCTCGAAGCTTCCGTCTTCGCGGTAAAGTGTCGCGGTGATTTCCACCGGCCGTGGATAGCCGATGGCGTAGGCCAGGCGGGTCATGACGGCCACCGGCCTGAAGTCGACGATAGCAGCGTCCTGCGTGATGCCGTTTCGGTAATACATCAGGCAGCGAATCGCCAAGTGCCGCGCCATGTACGCGCCGCTTCGATCGACTTTGGTGAAGTCTTTGCCGCTGAAAGCTCCGCCGCCGATCGGCACTCGCGGCCCGTAGTTATCGATAGCCAGCTTGCGGCCGGTCAGCCCGGTGTCGGCATCAAAGCCGCCAATATTCCAGTCGCCTGCCGGATTTATCAGCACCGACATGTCGCTTGCCTGGATAACGTCGTAATCGAGTAGTGCAGCCGATAGCCACCTCTCGATGATGTCTTTAATCTCGCCTCGGCTCATGCCACACCAGCTGGCGACGATCGATTCAATTTCATCGTCATCGTTGAGTGTCACCTGCGTCTTGCCGTCCTGCAGGTGATCACGATCAGCCCTCAGGTAGTGGCTCAAGCTTCGGGCCAAACAAACTTCAAGCGGCATCAGCTCTTTAGTTTCTGTGGTGGCGTAGCCAACCATCACGCCTTGATCACCAGCGCCGTTATTGTCAACGCCGCGTGCAATCTCGGGGCTTTGCTCGACGACATTCACGATGATTTTGGTTTCATCATTATCGATAATCTTGCGAGCGATTTTCTCATAGTCGATTTTGGCTGTCGTGGTCACTTCGCCGCCAATCACTAGCAGGCCGTGTCCACCGAATGTTTCAACCGCCACCCGCGACTTCGGGTCTTCGCGCAGGCAAGCGTCGAGAATCGCGTCGCTTATCCGGTCGCATATCTTGTCCGGGTGACCCGGAGCCACCCATTCTGCTGTCGCTCTCATGTTAGCCTCGTACTTTTGTCAGCAAGACAAATCCGTTACGCTTGACTTCCTTGACCTGATATCCAGCTGGTACTGCCGGCTCGGCCTTGTGCTTCAATCCCTTTTTCGTCGAGAAGAAGTAAATCGTGTGCTTCTGCTTATTTCGCAGCGTGGTGACGTGGCTGTACAGATAGTACGTCACGCCTCGGCTGCTTTTGTATTCAAATGGTTTTGCTTCCATCTTCAGTCTCCATTGTGGTTATGTTACTTTACCTCTGGTGTCGCCGCTTCCCAATCGTCCTCGCGACCAATAAAGCGAGCATAGCGCTTGCGCACCACATCGACATATCGCTCGTCGAGTTCCATCGTTCGACAAATTCTACCAGTCTGTTCGCAAGCGATAAGAGTTGAACCCCCCCCCGCGAATAAATCGAGCACCGTCTCGCCGGCTCGGCTCGAGTTTAGAATCGCTTTGGCAGGCAGCTTCACCGGCTTGCTTGTCGGGTGTTCGTAGCCCATGACGTTCTCGCGGCCAATTTTCCAGACGGAGGTGTCGTCCTCCTCTTCCTCGGTCAGTAGCGACTTCGCCCAATTCAGCAGTTCTGTGTCGCTTGGCTTAAATTCCCAATGCGTATACTGCTTGCGGTCGCCATAAAACTGGACCGATTTTCCGTCGGGGACAGCGTAGAGGATCGGCTCGTGCTTCCACCGATAGTTGCCCCACCCCATACTTGCGACCGGCTTCACCCAGATGATCTGACAGCGTACGCCGTAGTCGTTTTCGTTCAGGGCATTTTCAAATTCGCGGTGCGTTCGGCTGGCGTAGCAAACGTACGCCGGCGCCGTCGGCTTTGAGGCGAACTTCATCGTGGAGAACACCGCTTCCAGAAACTCCTGAAATTTCGCGTCGTCCATGTGGTCGTTTTTGATCGTGTTGCTGGTGTTCTTTCCCCGTCCGGCGTAGTTCACGTTGTACGGGGGATCGGTGAATACCATCACCGCTTTTTCACCGGCCATCAGCTTCTCGACGTCAGCCTCGCTGGTTGAGTCGCCGCACATAATTCGGTGCTGGCCCAGCTGATAAACCGCTCCGCGCTTTGACTGGTAGGTCTCCTCAATCTCAGGGACTTCGTCCTCGAACACTTCCGGATCTTCAGGTATGTCGCCGATAATTTCAGCGATGGTCTTGACCGACTGATCCTCTGGGATCGTCAGCTCGCCCAGCGTTTCAATGTCGATATCAAGCTCCTGCGCCAGGTCAGCCAGCTTGTCTTCCTCGTAATAGCCATACGCCATGTTGTCGCGCATCGCCCACTCGAACGCTAGCTTCGGGTCGTCTGTGTCGAGGATCGACACCCACACGTCCGTCACCGCCAGTTTCGCAAAGGCTCGCATTCGCATGTTTCCGCCGACGACGATTCCGCTGCGAGTTACCATGACCGGCTTGATTTGGCCGTCTGGCGTGATGGCTCGAGCTTTTTCAATGTCGCGGATTAGCTGATTGAGCTTCGCCGGCTTGATGTCTCGCGGGTTTTTATCCCACGGCGTCAGGTCAGCAAACTTCGCGTAGGTGCGGCCGTCTTTGAGCCGAGTTTTAATCATCGGCTTTGCTCGTGGTTATTTTTTTTGATCGGCGACGGCTGATCCGCCCCCCCCTAGCACCGGCAATTCGTGCCAGCTGCGGGTTGGCCGCAAAGCCTCCCGTGTTGCCGTTTCTACCGCCGATTCGTCCGATATCGCGATAGAAGTTCGGATTATTTTGTAGGTTTTTAGCCGCAGCCTTTTTGCCGCCGGCTACAGTTCCAGCCATGTGGTAGCTCCTTTCGTTTAATTTATTGTGATTATCATTATAACGCTTGATACCCCATATTTCAAGCCCTCTACTTGGGATTCTTGAAAATAAACAGCCGGCTTGGGTTTTTATTTTTTCGGCCGCGGCCTCTGTTTCGTGGTCGAGTTTTCCACAAGTTATCCACAGGTTTTCCACAGGCTCGATTTGACGCGGGGGGGGTGGTGAGTTATCATGGTGGCATGTCGCTGAGCATTGTAGGCTCGCAAATCTCTAACGGGGGCGACGGTAAGGATATTAAAAAGCAAAAACCCAGAGCTGCTACTCTGGTTGTGTTCTTGCTGTCTTGAGAGACGGTAAGGATATTACTCTTTAATTGTAGCATGCTTGGGGTAGAAAGGCAACACCTAAATGTACAGAACAGTACAGGACAGGACAGCACAGACGGCCTGCGCTACCTTGTCGGAACTGCACATAAAAAAAGGGCTTGACAATAAAAACAAACAAGCTAAAATTACTGTTTACAGTGAGGGGAAATCAAAAAAATCTAAATCTCGCAGGGGCATCACCAATTCTGACGCGAGGTCTTTCGTGATGTCATTAAACGAACGAGTGTTCTGCGATCGGCGGTATTTGCCGTTTTACTGCAACGCCGTTCTGAAACTCGGCACGCAGAAACTTCTCTATTTGCAGTCGATGGCTCTTGATCCAACCGTCAAAAGTCCCGAACGTATGTTCGCTTGGCTACTCAAGCAGGAGTTGGAGGCTATCAAGTGAGCCGCGCCGATACTGACGCTCGCGCTCATGAGATGGAAAGTCGCGGCGTTGACATGTCATGGTACTGGCGCGCTCGAGCGAAGCAGCGAAATGAAGAGCCAGAGGAGCTAAATCCGGATGATGGTGCTTCTGGCGAAAGATGCAGCTACATCACCATGTATTTTATCGAATACCATCAGGAATCGACGATTGATTGCTACGCTCACATTTTTACGGTCAAAACCGCCAACGGCGAAAAGCACCGGCTGGCTCAGCGCCGCCGCACGAAAAAGACGGGGGATTCCGTTTACTGGTGTTCAGCTTGCGGCCGAGTTTTCAAAACCTGGGAGGAGATTCACGGCCACCTCAAGTTTTCCACAACCCCATAAAATCTCGAATAATCTTTGTGAAAAGTGTTGACTTTATCGCTCGTGTTTGCTAATATAAGAGTACAATCAATTAAACGAAAGGACTACCAAAAAGCTTTCATCATATCAACTTCTGAACCTAAGCTCAAAAGAGCTATACGAAAAATTGACCACTCTCGTCAACGAGGAGCTTCTGGAAGCCATTGAAAGTGGCGACGAAGAAGTATGGGAAGAGGACGTGGCTGAAAAAATCCAGGACATCAGAACAGTTACTGACACTCTTGAGCGTCGCCTGCTGGGTGAGGAGCTTTAATGACAAACAATATCGTTGTGGCGGACGCGTTTAATGGCGTAGTCCGCCCCCTTGCCGAGGGCGACCGCTTCGTGGTCACCTTGCCAGTGCAGCGACCGCAGCCGATGAGGTTTATTGGGCTTGGCCGCTCGGCCGGAAATTACGCTGGTGTCTATCGGCTTCCGGAGGATTTTCACCCGATCGACTGTATGGAGATCCACAACTACACTGGCCCTGGTAAAGTTCGCCTGATCGGTTATTTAAGAATTGAGGACAAAAATGACAAAGATTAATGTTGTAAATTTAGACCTACCAGCTACCGCCCCAGTGGCGGTCAATCCGCCGCATGAATGCTTGTGCGAGTTTCTGCTGATGTCGCCGGCTCGTGCGGTGAATTATGAGGTCGACTGTCCGTTTTACATTTGCGAATGCTGCGGTGGCTTAATCGATGAAGATGCCATGACGGCTTATAACGAATATTATGGCTACTCCGGCTTTGATGAATGTTACGAGGAGGATTATGTCGCTGTTTAGAAAACCTGAAAATGTTCGCCGCGTCCTCGTCGCTCGTGGCTGGCAAGGCTTGAAAGACAAAAGCGACGAGGAGCTTCTCATGATAGCCAAATCTCGGCTGGCTCACGCTTGCCGGCGCGACCGGCTGGTCTGGAGGATCGCTTCGCTGATATCTCCGCGAAAGGCCAACGCTCGCCGCCAATCAAAAATATACTACGCCGACGCCTATGCTCTGTTCGCAGTCAACGAGCTTATCAATCGGCAGCGTGATGACAGCTCTGACCTCTGATTGTGGGGAGTTTTCCACAACCCCATAAAATCTCGAATAATCTTTGTGAAAAGTGTTGACTTTATCGCTCGTGTTTGCTAATATA